ACCTGCGTTTGCTTGGCAATATCGTTAAGCACCTTGCTTGCCATGTCTTGAGCACTAACTTCTATGCTAACGTCTGCCACGGCGTTTCTCTCTTTCTGCCCGTTCGTATTCGATTCGGTTTACGTTCGACTTAAACGCTAGCCACAATTCAATCCACCATGCCGATTGGTCGAGCGTACCACCGGCAACTGGTAAGTGCGTTTCTGCTAACTGTGCTGCGTTGACCGACTCGACTATCTCCCGGCTGTATTCGCGCGGACACTGCGAAAGCTTCCAAGTTGTCATCGCGTCGGCATCGTCTTCTATTTCTATCGCGTTATCTGTTGTTGGCTTGTCCAAGCAATCCTTGCCGCACCCCTTGCATAGTTCACCACAAGCTAGAAGTGCCGCAATTCTTACTTTTTTTGGTCAGACTCCGATAGCCTTCCCGCTTCGGTAATCCGTCGCACAAGGTCGGTAGCTTCCTGGAAAGTCATCAGATCAATCATTGCATCGATGGTAAACGGCTCGGGTTTATCCCAAGACGATATTCCGATCGTCAGTGCCTCTTCGATTAAGTCCATTGCTCGAAGCGGGTCGTTATTGGTCTGCATTTCTTTAATCAGCTTGATAAGCTGCCGCTGCTGCCGAAACGATAACGCCTTGCACTTGAGATTTCCGAAGCTTGCCTCTAGTGTGTACTCTTCGCCTGGTTCTAAAAAGTTGCCCACTTTTTATCCTTTTAGGTTGGGGTGAAAGTGAAATACAGTTCTTCGTTTTGAGTTGAACCATTCTTGGTGCAAAGAAATTCGATTTCGTCGGTAACGATTCGATTTCTATCGCCTTCCTGGATATTGATAATCTGTGCCTTCGGTGCGGTAATGCCAAGCGTCGAGGTGCTCGGCCCGTCTAGCGTGATTTGTAAAGCGTAGGCGGTCGAGGTCGTCCAGATGTTATGACGGTTCTGAGTTGCAACCAGTACCGATTCCGGGTTTGCGGTAATCGTCGGACGACGGTTGGTGATAATGCCGTGAATGAAACCAGATGCTTGAGTTGCATCTTCGAGCATCACAACTTCGTTGCCAGCGTCAATGGTTATCTGCTCGACCTTCATTGCGACGCTATTAAACGTGCAAGCGGTCGCGGATGCAAACCGAAGCGGTGAGTCGGTCGGATAGCTTGGTGCAATGATTGCCGTATCAGTAGGCTCGACGTAAACGCCAGTGAAGGTCCATTCAATAGTAATCATTCGGCCTGTCGGTAGGGTCATTACCCAAGAACCCACTGAGCCTTTAATTGTTTTAAGAACGCCGTTAATGTAGACACCCATTGTCAAAGTCTTGACGTTGGTTCCTGGTGCCTCACTGCGTGGCTTCCAGACGTTGGTGGTTTCCGTCCAACCACAACCTGGCATCAGAACAGAGAAGATAGTCGGTTCGGTTGCACTGCCATCCCAAGCTAGGTCGGTTTTGAAAGTCAGCGTTGCCGATTGTCCTTGAGGGATTGCGGTAAGGTAGTTGAATGAGCCGCTGCCTTCCCTGTCTTCAAGCGATATCGACGGCTGGAGCATCACGTCGTAAGCATTGAAAACACCTTCGGAAGCAGTCAAGGCTTCTGCTGTACCTGGCGTTGCTTCCACCTTTGCGGCAAGCGTGCGTATTCTCTTGAGCAGTGGCATCTATATTATCTCCTAACTTCGAATGGGTCGGTTTCGCTGGAACGGTAGGTAACTGTCAGAGGCACGCTAACGCCTTGGTGGTCGCCTTCATTACTGATAAACGGTTCGGTACTTCCAAACTCGGCAAATAGTGCAATGTCTCGAAACGTGTACCAGTCCGATGAATTCGTTATTGCTTTGCGGATATTACCGGCAGCACGATTCTCCGAAACTGCGTGCGGTGTTTCGCTTTTGTCGAGGTCTCGCAGGAACATCTTTATTTGATATTCAACTTGATAGGCACACGCCGGAGGATTGCCTTCGTGGTCAAGCTCTGGCAATCGGTCTTCACTACCCTGAACAACCAAGATTCGAAAGTTCTTCGGAGTCCAATTGCGTGCTGTTCTGTCAGGTCGGATGACATCGACGACATCAAAATCGAACGAAGCCGCGAGGCTGATTAACTCAAGCCTTTCGACTATTTCGAGTGCAATTCGTTCGGGTATTGAAAGTATCGCTGAGGTCATTTCTTTTGTCTTGGTTTAACGAACTTAATCCGGTCGATTCTGCGTTTGAGGTTCTTTCGTAGTCGTACATGAGCCATTGCGCGGAGTTGCTTTTCTCCGCCAATCTTTTTGATTATTTCTGCTACATTAACTCCCTCTGATGATTTCAGTGGGTATCTGTGTTCTCCTCGCCTTTCCCAAATCGTGTAGCCAAGCTTTTCAGTATTTGGGCCAAACCCTTTCGGATAGATAATTCTTGAACCGCCTTTCATAACTTTTGCGGTCGTTATCGATTTCTTCTTTCCGGTCTTTCTTTTCGTTGAACCTGGTGGCTTTTTAACTACCTTTGGAACTTGTTTAGGCCCAAACCATCGAATCGGTATCTTGATATCTTTGATTAACAGTTTCCCGCCTGGTATCTCGTCACTCATTGCACGAGGATTCGCGAAGAATAGCTTGATACGAGATTCAATAATTTTCTTTGGTGTCTTTTTGCTCCTTGGCGGTTTTGTAACTTGTATGGTTGCTCTAATCATTCGTCCTGCATCAAGCCGCATTCCTTTAATTGTGGCGTTGATTGCAGCACGTTTAGCAAGTCTCAATTCATCTCTGGTTGCTTCTAGCTTTTTGAGCATGGCATCAGCTTGCTTTAATGCCGCTCCAAATTTAATCATTGCAAGAGCAACCTTAAGAACCCTGTAGAATCTGCTTGCACTCGAACAATAGCACGTCGCACTGAAGTCTCTCCTAGCCTCAATGCGACCGCTATTTCATCTCCACCTGTCTCAATTTCAGTCGACGAGATCCCAGTCGTCGAATTGTTGAGAACTCGAACCACTATTGATTGAGATTGCACATCACCCAGTTCCGGCACAACCGATAGCTCATCGCGTAAAACCATTGCGGTTACACTTCGAGAACTACCGGCTAGCGGGTAATAGGTGACAGACTCCCCGAACTGCCGTAGCAGTCCAAGAGCACCTGTCTTAGCCATCTGCAATGCAAAGCGGTTTGTCATAATTAGGTGGTAATGTTGCTCAACAAGTGACCAGCCTCAGCGTATAGAACCACTTCATCCACGTCGTGACGAACGCGAATGATGCTGCTTCTTGTCTGCTCTTCGCGGTAGCTTTCAATCGATCCACCGATTGCACTGCCGTCAGCCGACCAATGGAAGGTTCGACCGATGCAAGGCTCTCGGAAGTCTGCTCCGGTTGCAATCTTGCAGACCATTGCATACTCACCCGACCAAATCTGAACCGGAGAAGCCGACTGGCCTTCGATAGCGTTGTTCTTGGAGCCACCAGCAACCAAGATGAACGGCAAATCAAAGACCTGAGCCAACATCTCAACCGTGACGTCGGTAGGCTTGGTTGGATCGCCAGCACCAGCCGATTGAATGCGTTCAACAACTTGGTCGGAGTTACGCAAGTTACGGAACACCTTCTGATTGATAATCAAAGCGTTAGCCCAAAGACCACTGTTGTCGTAAATCTTTTGGACTGCTGCTTCAACGTCGGTAAGCGGGACGCAGTTGGTAGCGTCGTCCCATTCGTGAGTGATGGCAGTCGTTAGGCTTGCACCGTTCCAAGTTGTGGTGTTAAACACCGACGCTGCGACGCGTTCTTCTTGAGCACGCAAAACGGCGTTATAGGCACGAGCGGTGCTGATAACTTCGGCATCGAAGTATTCAGCGTACATCTCGGCTTCGCGATCATCGACAGGTTCTTCCGCACCGTACTCGACGCAAGTGTACGAGCCGGTCGTGAAGGTGAACTTGCCGCGATTGTATCCGGCACCAGGAGCACGCTTGGTGTCTCGCTGTTGCAAGAGTTGTTCCAGTGGAATCTTACCGAAGACTCCGGCCTGCGAAAGAACATCTACAACCGGAAATACTCGGTTCGAGATGTAACCTCGCTGGTCCATTGCCAGGTCGAATTCCATCAGGCTATCAGCCAGGTCAGGACGTAAGGTTGCTAAACTTGTGCTTGGGGAAGGCATTGTCTTATTCTCTCTTTGCTTGTTTGATTGTTAAGAAACACTACGGGCTTAGCACCGTGGGCGAGCACCTCACCCGTAGTGCTTGCGAGGGGAACGGGTCAACTACTATGCTGCTTCGAGCACGTAGGTAAGTAGCACGTCGATGTTGGTCGAAGTGGTCAAATCACTGCCGGTCTTACCGATAGTGATGGCGGTGTTAGTGTCAACGGTCGTGAACGAAGCACCGTCAGCAAGAACGGTCGCGTTCGCTGCACCTGCTCGAACAACTGCTGACTGCGTTAAAGCAGCAACGGCAACAGCAAGAAGCTTGACGGATGTGGTTCGAGTGCCGAGAACGTCAACGGTCGTTGCACCAGCAGCAGCACCACCGATTGAAATCATGGTGACATCTTGCAAGCGGTACTTAAATCCTGGAACAGCAGGAAGCAAAGTTGCACCAGCGTTGACGTTTGCGGTCGTGGTACGAACGCGAGCCACCTGAGCAGCGGTCTGATTGCCAGACAAGCCACCACCGCTAATGCTCATCACTTCGATGATATCACCGTCGGTCGTGCTGGTTTCCAGTGCGATACCTTCGACAACGGTTCCGCTTGAAGCAACCTTGCCGGATGCAGCAGCGTAAACCAAATTGCCAGCAGTAATTGCACCGCTTGCAACCATCTTGCGGCTACCAGCAGCACTACGCAAACGAACCGAAACTACATCACCAGAAGCAAACGATTCGACTTCCATCGTGCCGAGTGCTTGGTCAGCAGCGGTTGCAACTACAAGAACGCCGCTAGAAATCTTAACTCGAAGGTACTGGTCGATTGCAGCACCAGCGGTAAAAGCCTTTGTGTTTGTATCAACGTATTGACTCATCTTATTAGCCTTATCTTAAATTGGTTTCGAAAGAAAAATGTTTCCGCAATTAGCGGATGCCAGACTCGGACAACATCGCTGCCCGCAATCCTGGGTTCTCTTTGTTAGCACGACGAACAGCCGAAGCTTTGTCGATGCCGCTCTTTACGTGCTTCTCAACTGCGTCTTTCCACTGCTGTGCGGCGTTCTTGAAAGACTGAACCGGAGCAGAGCGGACAACCTGAACGCCACGAGCACGCATAGCAGGCTTCTCTTCTTCCATCGGCATAACATGCTCTTCGGCCTTTGCGGCTTCGAGTTGTGCCTTGTACCCGTTCATCTCTTCTTCCATTGCCGACATCTTTGCGGACATTTCGTCCATCTTCGACATCAACTCCTCAAGGAGCATTTCTCCAACGTCATCCATCGACTTCTCTTCTTCGAGAGCCTTCACGATGAACTCGGGAGATGCTACCTTGCCATACCTCGCTTTGATGCTCTTGGCAGTCGCAGCGATTTTCTCTGTTGCCATTTCGGAATCTCCTAAAGGCACAACACCATCGCCGGACGGATCGCCACTCACTTTGAGCGACGCAAGAACCCGCTGCGGCAAATTTCCTCTTGATTCAATAACTCGACTCGTTTTCTTAGTCGATAGGATGCGGTCAACCAGACCAGCGTCACGCGCCTCCGATGCGGTGTACCAAGTCTCGGCGTTCATAATCTGCTTGATTTCTTCTTCACTTCGTCCGGTGCGTTCCGAGTAGGCAGCAATCATCGACGACTGAAGCTTCTTGAGTAGCTCCGACATCTTCTCATGGTCGTTGCCATCGCCTTCCGTCATCGTGTACGGATTGTGCAGCATCACGTAACCGTTCTCGGTAATCTCGACGGTATCCGCTGCCATCGGAATAAACGAGGCAATCGAGAAAGCTGCCGATTCAACGATAGCCTTTGAACCAGCAGGCCAAGCAGTGATTGCGTCATAAATCGACATTCCGTCAAATACGCTGCCACCTTCGCTGTCGATGCGAATCACCAAAGGCAAAGACTTATCTGCTGCTTCTAGTCGGTTCTTAAAATCTGCTGCCGTGATGCCTGGATAACCAATAGGCCCGTAGAGTTTGATTTCGTTCGCAGATGCTTCCGCTTTGAATGCTTTCGCGTTGTCTTCGGCGTTCATTTGTCGCACCAATTTGTTAGCCCACGATTGACCAGCGTCACCACCCCACAAAGCCCACGCAATTCGTCCGTTGGAAGGAAAGCCATCTTCACCAAGAGAGAAGCCTTCGCCTTGCTTGTCGACTTCGTGACGGTCGAAGTAGGCTTTCATCCGCTTTGCGGTGTCCGGAGAAATCTTGACACCATTGGACAAGTCTCGTGCTCGTGCTATCCCGACTCCGGTTCCACCGCGACCGAATTCACGTCGCCACGCTAGACCTTTTTCAGCCTCATCACGAACACCTTGAGGTGGCGTGAAGTCGATCGATTCGTACTTGGCTTGCAATTCAGGTTCGTTTGCATAAAGTGCTTTTTGCTGCTCGGTTGCTGCTGCCTTAGTTGCATGGCATCCCATTACGGTGCCATCTTCTTTGAGGACGGCCCAAGGCTTACTAGCAGAGCACTCGCTTGACTTGGAAACGGAATAAGGCATTAGGCTTGCTCCTCTGTTGGAGGTGCTGGCGTTTGTTCTTGATCTGCCTGTTCCGCTTGTTGCTGTAAGGCTTGCGGGTCTTGCATCGTCATCTGGATGCCGGTTGGCATCGGCAGCGAAATCAGTTCACGCCAGTGAATTGGAGCATCGTTAAATTGTGCATTGATTCTTCTTGCTGCTTGCTTGGCCTTGGTTATCGCGTATTCCATATCAGCAATGGTTTCATCTGCGATAACTTCCCAATCTCGACCTCTCTCTGCGTGCAACCGTCTTGGAGAAATCAGACCGTTTTGCAATCGAATCTGGTCGCCTTGAGCGTCACCAACCGGGTCGATGTATTGCCATACTGGTGCAGACCAGTGATGACCGAAGATACTAATATCGGAACGCTGCGAAACGGCCCGAAGTGCCGCATCCGATTCAATCCACTGGCGAACCTTCCATCGCCAAACCGGCTCGTGAAATCGTTTGATTAAGTTGCGTTGGTTACTCTTAAAACCTTTGCGTGCCTCGTCGACTGCACCACGCCAACCTGAAAAGTTAGTTTCGCTTCCATCCATGAGCACTAAGCAAAGCGGCAAACCTAGATTGGTGCCGATGGTCTGCAAGATTGTCTTGAGTTGGAACTCATATCCACCGCCCGGAATATCTGGCGAAAAGCCTTGAAGTTCTTCACCGGGCTGCCCGATGACTTCCATCCCTGGTGCAATGTTTTCGATATACCGAGTCTCTCCGGTGCCGCTTATTTCGGTGGTTCCTTCTCCGTAGCCTGGGGTGAGGTGCGGAACTTCTGGGAGATATTGACGTTTGCGGAATATCGCAAAACAGGAAGCTACTTGACGCTGAACGAGCATTGCAAAGTCGATATCGTCGCGCATTCCGGCAACTGCAAAGATTGGAGCGAACGCTGTCACCCCGCGAGTCTGCGACATCCTCTTTGGATTGTAGACGTGGAAGATTTGCCGGTTGCCGTCTTCATCTCGGACTGGTAGTTCAATCTCTTGCTTCTTGGCACGGTTCGGATTGATTGGATCGGCTACCAGCCAATAACTGGTTCTGCGTCGCAGCTCGTCCATCGTCACGCCAAAGATGGTATTCTCTCGGGTCGTGAAGGTTCGAACTTGGTGAGCTTCCCAAGCTTGAAGCATTCCTTCTTCAGTGCCAGCGTGAACGATATCACCATCGACAAGCATCGAACGACAGTTAAAACGCTCGAAGTCGTGAAAAGTGAACTCCGCTTGTGCATCGCAAAGGTCAGAGCTTTCGGCCCATTCTTTCCACCGAGACCATAGCTCATTGTCTACGGCAGCATCGCCGGTCTGCGGTTCGACCGTAAAACCTTCTTGCACGATATTATCGACGGCCCTGGTTACGGTTTGCCCGACGATGGAATCGTTTCTGTCCATGTCGCGGGCTTTTTCGATATCATCGTAATAGTGCTGCTCGACTCGATAGTGATAGTCAGCCGTACTTCCTTGCGGTGCAAGACCTGTTCGACGACGAACGAATCGAGATTCCCGAGACATATCGTAATCGGCTCGGATTTCGTCAAAGGTCTCGACGATAGGATTCTTGGCACGACGCTTCTTCATTTGCGGAACCCTTGCTTGGCAGATAGGAACCGCACCGATGCGTTAGTTGAGTTGGTCACACTAGCAGCAGCATCGACAAGTTGCTGTGCCTTGTTCATTAGAGCACGCACCGTTTCCGGTGCTATGCTCATCGATGTGCCTTGGTCGCCTTGAGATGCTGGCGAAAGAATCAAGAACTGGATTGCTGCGGTAAGAAACGCACGAGCCTTCGTAACGTCGGACGTTGCCGCGAAATCGGCATTATCCGTTAGGGTATCGATTACTGTGTCGATGGTTGTCGGCATATTGCCTTTCGACTTGCTCGGCTATCCAGCGGTATACGTCGGCAGGCTTTTTGACGTAACGACCGCTTTTGAGTTTCGTATTACTAGCACGCAGTGCAGTCAAAATCGCCTTGAAGGCCAATGCTTCTTTATGGTTGAGACTGGTGTCAATGCGACGTGTCGCATAGCCTTCGGCGTGTGCTGCTGCTGGTATCGTAAGCGTTAGCGTTAAAGTCTCGTTGAGTTTCGCGAGTTCACTTTCGGAAACTTCCGAAACTACGCTTTCGACGCTAGATGCCCCGAGTGTTGGTAAATCGTCAATCAATTGCTTTTCTGTCCTGACCTTACCCACTTCTTTATCTCCTCTTTGCGACAAAACTTCGACCCCACGGGTCACGGAACCCACTTGATTTTACTGCCTGAATGATTTGCTTTTTAGGCTTTATCACCGCTTGCTGTTGTTCGATTACCTTTATCCCCACGCAACCGGCAGCGGCACAAGCCAAGGCAGTAGCATCTAGCCAGTGATTGTTCTTGCTCTTGAGCACCATCTTTTCTTTGGTCGCGTTCACACCCACTGGGATTAACTGCAATTCTTCCGCGACGATATGATGTGCGAACGAAAGGTGCCTTTTTTGGTCTCCGGCAGGATTGTAGAGTGCCAAGCTTCCGGCGTTTCTGCTGCCGCTTTCGGAGTGAGACCGAATAAGGAATCTTTGGTGCACCCACGTTTTCCAATACTCCGTGTTGACGTTGTAGAGCCATACTTGGTCAGAGGTTTGCTTGCTGGCATAGCAGTGGTCTAGCGGAACCTTGTCACCAGTCCTAGCTTGTGGCATCCGGAATCTAGCCGAGTCCCAGCCTTTGCTAGGAAAGAAAGGTCGACCGGCATTTCGGCAGAAAGCGTAAATGGCATCTGAGAAAGCACCTGAGTCGACTAGAACCATGATCGGGTTGTGCTCTAGTGCTATTTCCGACCACGACTCAAGAGCAGACAAAAGTGCCGATTCAATCGCTTTGGTTTCGCTTTGAAACGATAGCCCGTACGTTTCCATCACACCGTAATCGATAACTGTTCCGATTGCAGGATTCTCCCAAGCAATCTTAACCCAGTGCGATGCGTGCTTACCGATATCGAGACCAACCGTAACGCACTCGGTTTCCTTTGGAAGAATATCCTGCATCTCGTTAGCAATCCGAGACTGAACAATACCGGCAGTCAGCCCGTTGCCCTCTATCGACTCTTCTTCCTCCGGGTCGTTCTGGTATTCCGTCAGAAACGCCGCCATCGATGTATCTGCGATTTTATTCCAAGAGGCTTGCAAAGCAGACAGAACCAATTGCCTTCCGTTTTTCTCAATCGGCTCAAAATCATCGACAAGCATCACGGCTCCAGCGTCCATCACTTCGCGGTTAGCTAAATAGTAATCGACCGCTTCGACCGCATCCTTATCCCCTGCTGCCTGTGCCTGTCCACGCTTGGCAATATAGGTCTCCCATGCTTCCATATTGTCAGGCCACTTCTCGACGAGTGCAAACCGCCTACCGTTGAATGCTGGTTTGATTGTTGGGTCAGTTACTCGAAAGCTGTAGCAGTATCGATTTTGAACCGTTGTCAAAAGTGCTATGGCTATGTTACTTCCAAGTGCTGATAAACCAGCAACGTCTTGGTCGACCATCGTTTCACGCTTATGAATCTGGTCAAGGCTTGCGGCTGATTCTCTCGTTTCCGGGTCATCAATAAGCACGAAGTCGGGTCGGTCGCCGTCGATGTTCACACCACGGAAAGCAGAGTCGAGACCGTAATAGCTCATCTTCACGCCGCCATACGGTGAACCTGGCACGTAGGGTAAAGAAAGATAATCGTTTGCCGTCCAGACAATCCGAGTCAATTGACCGTCGACGTGCTGCTTACCGGCCCGCTGCGGTGCTCCGTCGAGTTCTCTAACTGGATGACAGACCTCCGGAAAGTCAGCAAGCAAAAGCTCGGATGTCGAAAGCTTCGTTCGAAAGTCTTTGTAGATGCGTCCTGCTAGTTCCGACGTTGCCGCGATGACTAAAGGAAAGCGAACCAGTTCGGCTAGAATTAGATAGACGAGCATTCCTTTGACTAACTCGGTCTTGCCAACTCCGCGCGGTGCTGCAATTGCCTGCCGTCCGCCAGTCTTAGCACGTTCGAAGATAGTATCGATCATCACTTCGTGGAGCCTGGAAAACTTTCGCGTGTATCTCTCCGGAAAGTAGGTCAGCAAGAACTTTCGCGGGTCAGCTAATGCTTGCTCCCGACGCTTTGGATTCTTAACCGAAGGTATTTCGATTCGTGCCGCTTCACTTCGTAGTGAACGCTTCTTCTCAAGGTCTCGGTCACGTTCTGTTGTCTTGGTTGTGGTTGGCAGCATCATCGCGGATAAGATCGATTGCTGGTCTTCCTTCGGTAGCCTGCTCAGCAAGCGTATTAAATCCGAGTTCTCTAGCGACCTCAGCGAGTCGAGCCAATTGCTGTTGTTGTATCCGCTGCTGATGGTGCTCATTGTTTTGCTCTATCTCCTGTGCACGTAGATTGACGCTATCGGCTGAGATAAGTGCACGAATTGCCGAAGTGCGTTCGCGTGGAGAATTAGATACGTCGTTGGCTATTTGCATTAGCGATTCGAGCATAGCAAGACGCTTCTCTTCGGAGATAGGCCATCGCTCGGAAATTGCTCGTGCCATCATGCGAGTGTCTCGAATCCCCACGCTCTTGCCTCGCTAAAGCAGATTGCCCCCAAACCCCTACGCCAGCCCATCACCTCCCCACAATAGGGACGGACTATTTTTTCAAATTCTTGGACTGATCTTCGACCGCACGCTTTTACCTATCGCATATAGGGACCCAAAAGCGGGGTATGGGTGTACCCCTATCGTAAGTACACCATTCGCCACACTATCACCCCTATTTATCATAGTTACGCACCTATTATTAGCATTAGTTATCGAACGCTGCAACACTCACCACGAAGTTGCCATGAGCTAGAACGCCCTCATTGCTCGTCTTTCGTAACGCCCAAAGGTGTTGGCCTAGTGTGCCCACTGCCGTTGCGTCAGGACTGAACGTCAACTGATTACTCGACACACCGCCTATCGTCAAGCTTGCCGCTGGTATCACTTGCAAATCGGTTCCGTCCCTACGCTCTATCACGACTTCAAGCGTTCCTTGTGCCGTAAGGTCAACAGCCACACCGGAGGAGTCGAACACTGCGATCGTCAAAGCAGACCTGTCACCGATGAAGGTAGTAATCGTTGTACCCGATACGCGAGCCGTTGCCGTTGCACTTAATGGCATGATAGTTACGGAACCACCAGCAACATCCGCGATTTTCTCCAGCGTATCCGTTGCCGAACTCCAGCCAGCACCCTTGATCTCCGTGAACGCACTTGTAACGCCACTCGACGTTGCCAGCCCTGCCTGCATTTCCGCAATTGTCCACGTCAGATTTGGAATCATCACATACGCTGAGGTTGTGTCTGGCACGATTGCCCATTCACCGTTGGCGGATCGCGTGCGTATCGTCGCAACTTTGGTCGAGCCAACGTAATCCTCAACCAGTGCGATTTGGTCTTGCCCTGTACCGCTACGAATAAAGACTAGCTGCCCGTTGTACGCATCGTCGCTAGTCGAGGCACTTGTGTTAA